GGTGTATGTTGAATAAAATCATTTCCTATAAAAAAACAAATAAAAATATAATCATTTATTAAAGTTTTATTATCCAATTTATAATTTTTAGGTTTTATTGAATTTATTATTTGTTTTTTAAGTTGTTTGATATCAAGATATATAAATTCAGATTCAATATTTTCAATATTATATTCTGTTCTTTCTCTCAATAAATAAATATTGTCACTTGTTGAAATTAAAGATAACATTATTAAGTCTGCATCTAATCCATAAACAACATTATTATCAACTTTGTTTTTTCTAATATAATCAAATATTTTTTGTTCTCCTTCACCAGGCTCATTTGAAGAACTAAATGTAAATTTAATATTGAATTTTAAATGTTTTAATAAATATATTTCTAAATTATTCATGAATTGTGTTCCTGGAGTAATTGCATTTGTATCCCATTCTTTCTTTTCTTTTGCAGATTTAAATCTTCTTAATCTTTGCTGAACCATTTTAGGTTTTGGACAAGGTCCATCAATCGCAATGAATATTAGTTTTCGTGGATTAACTCGCTCAGAGATATCTCGAATTGATTCAAGTATTTTAGTGTGCATCGCATTTTCATCAGTTACTTTTTCATCTGATTGACAACAAGGATGTATTAAACAATTTAAATCAAAAAATAAATTATCAATAATTCGATTATCAATTGGATAACAAATATTATTGTAATCTTCAATACAAGTTTTAAAATAAACCGGTATACCCATAATTATATAATAATAATATATTAGGTTTAAATATATATATATGGGAAAAATAGTATATGTTGGTATGGCAGCAGATATAATACATAGTGGACATATAAATTTATTAAATGAAGCATCAAAATATGGAACCATAATAGTTGGTTTATTAACGGATAAAGCAATTGAATCATATAAAAGAATACCAATATTAAATTATGAAAATAGATATATTGTAATTAGTAATTTAAAAATGGTAGATAAAGTTATAAAGCAAAAAACACATGATTATACAGATAATTTAGAATTAATCAAACCTAATTATGTTATTCATGGAGATGATTGGATAAGAAGTGATGGAGGACAGTCAAGTATTCGCAGTAAAGTTATTGAAACATTATCAAAAATAGGTGGTGAATTAATAGAAGTTCCTTATACCCAAGGAATTTCAACAACTGAAATTATTCATAAAATTAAATTAAATCAATAATATATATGAAGATTATGAAATATATTACTACTAATAAAATATTGATTGTTATAAGTTGTATATTGATTATATTATGTATTTATTGGTTATTTATTTCAACTGATATTAATAATAAAGTTACAATATGTGTGAAAACTATATATAGATCTAAAGCAATTAGTAAATTTGTAAGCGATACTAGAAGAATATTACCGTATGTTACGATAATTATTGCGGATGATTCGGATGATGATTATAAAATTAAAAATCAAAAATCAATACAAAATGCGAGTCCAAATGACCCAAATATTATTTATATACCTCTACCATACGATAGTGGTTTATCAAAAGGAAGAAATGAATGTGTTAAAAAAGTAAAAACACTATACACAATTATAACAGATGATACACGAACTATAAATCATGCCGATAGTGTATATAAATTAGTTGATTATTTAGATAAAAATAGAGAATATGATATTATAACTGGGTTTATCCCGGAACGTGGGGATATTGATAAAGCATATACAAATATATTTAAATATATAAAGATAAATGATATATTAGTATCATCTAAAAAAGAAATATTAAATTTAATAGATAATTTAAATAATAAAATTGAAATAAAAAAAAATAATATTAATGAAATGAATAATAATGGTTATTATAAAACAGATATCGGAATTAATTCTTTTATTGCTAGAACTAATATTTTAAGTAAATATCCATGGAACGATAATCTAAAAATGCAAGAACATTCTTATTTTTTTCTTATATTATGGTGCAATAATATTAATATTTTATATGATAAAAACTTTATATTTAATCAATTAGGAGACCAATATAGAACATATGATAAAAATGGAAATTCACTAAGAAATAGAATAATAGATTTAAAACTCAAATATATTTAATTAATAATTGATTCTTGGTTATAATATATCTGTATTTTTGGAATATTCCAATCTGACCCATATCTAGATTTTATATATTCCATATCAGGCACCATATAATATCTATTTAAAAATTTCATAGATATTAAGTTAATTGGATTTAACCATTCACAACGGTTTCTAGGTTTATTATCACATTTACCAGTATATGCAACAGATAAATATTTATTATTTTTTTTAAAATGTTTAAAAATATCCACTTTAACTCTAGTTTTAATATGACCAAATGTAACTTCTGTTAAATCTTTTACATCAGTATTTTTTGGCCATTTATTAATTATTATAAACTTATTTGATTTTACAACATTATTTATTATTTTTTGATAAGATATATTTTCAAATATTCCTAAATCTATATCTAAATCGTGTTCTATAAATTTTTTTTCACGATGAGCCCCTAATGATGTACCACAAGATAAAAAAAATGGTATATTTACACTTTCTAATATATCAGCCATACCTTCTAATGTTTTTTTAAACTTTGTTTGTTTATTATTTAAAATTAATGGTTTGGTTGAATAAAATTTATAAATAATAAATATTATGATAAATATAATTATTACAATTAATATTATATATTTCATTATAACTATAATATATAAAATAATTAATCTAACATTAAATGATTATAATCTGTATATCTTTTTTCAATATCACTATATATAGGTCTTTGTGTAATTGTTCTAGGCATAATTATTTTCCAATCGTCTCTTTCTTGTAATTTCATCCAATAACAATCTATTGCATTATCATTATATTGTCCATCTGGATTTTTTAATAATAATTGTAATCCCTCTTTAACATTATTTATTAATTTATCATAATAATGTTTTTTAACTATATAACCTGTAGTTGTAAAACTTTTACTTATTTTAAAAACATTATTTAATGTAGTTTTGTATATTGGAGGTCTTATATTTCCTGCTAATAAAAAAATATCAAAATTTATTGTCATTACATCTTTTATTTTACTATTATACCATGATTTTTTCATAAATTGTATATCGTCTTCAACAATTACAATATAATCTAAATCTTTTTCTTTTGCTAATTGTAATAGTTTCAAATGACTCATACTACAACCAACACGTCCATTATTTGTTTTTATCGCATTAAATCTAGTATATTTCCATCCTAAGTCATTTAATTCATTTTCTACCAATTCATTTCTATCTTTTCTTTCTATTAAATTTATATAATAAACATTATCTAACATAATTTATAATAATAATATATAATTGTTTAAATAAATTAAATTTGATAATTATTTAAAATTAAATAAATAATATAGTATAAATGTTAATTCCTCCAAGATGTTTTACTTGTGGTGAGATTACTGCAGATAAATGGATACCCTTCATAAGAACAATTAATGAAAGAAAGGGAAAAAGTGAAGAAGATCTTAAAAATAATGATTTAGATATTCAATATATAAATGTAGATGACAAAGTAATTAAAAAATCAATTGAAGGTCAAGTATTAGATGAAATGGGTATACATAAATATTGTTGTAGATTACCATTCTTATCGAATGTTCATTTAATTACAAGTATATAATTATAATATAATATATACATTATTATAGATGCAAGAATACCAACTATGGAATAAGGACGATGTATTAAGTAATGATTTTGAAAATGTATTTGAAGAACAACTTGAATCGGTAGATGCTAGAAAAAAAAGATTATTAGAATCAGATACAAGACCCCAATTAGGAGTTGTAAATAAAGAATATGCAAATTTAATATCAAATGAGGAAGAAGAAAAAGTTATTAAAAAAATTAGAAAAAATGAAAAAGAGATAGAAAAAAACAAAAAAACAATTATGGATACAGAATTAAAAGATATTTTAGGCAAAACCAGTGAAACTATTTCTAATTTTTGGGATGATTACAAAATTAAATTGGTTGAGGCCGATATAAATTATAAAAGTAAATTAGAGGATAAACTAGAGAAATATGAACCTACATTAACAAATCTAATACAGACGCATCTAATTGCATTTGTAAATTATATGAATGAAGATTCAAATATGATATACATTGGTATATTTATTAGTATAATTGGATTATTATTTATTATATTATTATAATATAGAGTAATGATAAATAAAATTGATGGATATATAATACTGGCATTTGTATTTTTTTTATTATATTATATGACTAATATAGTTGTATATATTGTATTGTTTGTAATATTATTATTGTTATTATACAAATATAGACAAAAATTTATTCCAAAGATTAAAGAACTAATTAAAGAAGAAAAACCACATAATAATGATGTGCATTATAATAATAATATAACAGAGCAATTAGATAAGTTAAAAAAATATAGAAAATACAATATAAATGATTATAATAGCGGATTAAGATATTTTCATAAATTTATGGATACAATTCATAGATTAGAAAATAGACATATTAAACATACAAGACAGTTGATTGAAAATGCTAAATTATATTTAAATAAAAGTATTAATCACTTTCAATATATAACAACATCAATTTCAGATAGAACACTATTAGATGGATTAAAATATGATGATTTTACATCAACAAAAAAAGTAAAAAAATTACATAAAATAATAGATGATTTATATAAAGTATCATATCATATTTTACATACAATTACAGTTGATAAAAATAAAAAATTCATGGATGATCCAAATATATATGATAGTCAAGTAGATTTAAATGTTCCTGAACCAAGTAATAGTGTTAAAGGGTACGACTTGTATTGATTTTTAATAAAAATAAATCATATAATGGTATTGATTTTTAATAAAAATAAATCATATATAATGGTATTAATTATAGTTTATATACCTTATTTTTAATAATTAATTATTATATGGATTTCTTAAATCATTTATACGA